ATTACTTCCTCTTCGAAAGCTCTATTTGATGATTCTTCATCGAATAGTACTGCGTGTTCGTTTTCGTAACGTGAATATTCTGTTCCGAAAATTGCGTTCAAACCAGGTACTAATTCTTTGAGTATTTGACCTCTAGTAATTGCCATATTCTATATCCTCCTAGATATTATATACCTGTAACGCCAGTAGCGCCATTTAGGTGTTGGTGTGAGTTAATTTTAACTACTATATCCATAGTAGTACCAGCTGCAGTATACACGCCATCAGCTTCTGCACTACCATATACTGCTAGTGGGAAAGTGTTAGTAGTTGCTACTGTATCAGAGTCAGCTACTAAGCCTGATTTGTGTGTTATTGCCGAACCACTTGGTGAAGCTACTATTTGTACTAGCTTTCCAGTTGAGTTCGCTGCAGTTAAAGCAGTACTTACTTGATCCGCTTGAATCTTAAAGATTGTAAATGGATCATCGTAAACATATGCTTTGTATTGTGCTTTTGCTACAGTTCCGTTCGCAATTGAACGTACGAATTTTACGTCGCCTGTAGAGTTATCTTGATATTCTGCTCCCCAGAAAACACCGACAACAGAACCCGGAGATGCTGCGCCAATATCTGTTACTAGTAAGCCTGAGCTATAAGTAACAAGGTCGCCTTCGAAATATGCCGATGGTGCAGTAGCAGCAATTCTATAACCATTCATATCTGTATAGTTATTCAATCGCACAGTACCGCCAGCAGCATGTCTTATTGGTGATAGACCGTATCCAGCCATATAATTTCCTCCTTTAGAAAATTAATTATTATTATTAAAAGAAAACTATATAACTAGATATGTCTAATTATTTAGTCTTCGAACTTTGTTTCTTTTGAACTTCCGCCTGTAACTGTAGTCTTCGATTCGTCCATGCCACGCATATCACCTTGACCTGCATTCTTAAGATCTTGTGCATAGGCTTTCCCCATTAACTCAGCTTGAGTATTATAGTGATCAGTTCTTTGATCTGCAATTTCTTGCGGAACTTTCATGAGAATTAAATCTCCTGAACGAACTGTGCCTGCGTGTTTTCCTGTATCTAGAACATCTGGATAGGCATCTTCGCCTAACTCATCTGGTGTTACAGGTTCATAGCCTTGTCGGACTCTTCCGTTTACATTCGCATCATCAGAGTTGTTAAACAATTCATGTCTAACCCAACGATAATGGACCCCTTCAGGTGGTTCTTCCACCGTAAGTTTACTGGGTGCTGTCCAAACTTTCTTACGAGATGTCGAAGCCCGTGTATTCTTTTTTCGACTGCTTTGAGTTGCTTTTGTCATATTATCCTCCCGCCTTTAACTGGCGTTGTTTTTGGCGTGCATATTCTTTTAGGTCGACTCCAAGTCTAGTGGCCATCTCAACTTCCGTTTTTGATAACTTAATCTTAGAACTACCTGGGGTTGCACGTGATCCCCCTACGACTGTTGGAACCTTCTTAACATTCTTCTGCTTAAATTTCTCAGGAAATTCTGAGCGTATTCTAGCATCAAGTTCATTATAGTATTCATCAGAATCTTGATCAGGCACTATGCCATCATCAACTAATTCTTTATGGATAACTAATGCTGCCTGAGACATAATTCTGTCTGAAGTATCCGTACCACCAAACCATCTATTTCTTTTTTGCCATTCAACTGCCTTGCGGTCAGGAGCTGGCTCATATGGGTTTGATCTTCTTGGAGTTTCAGTAACAGGATTAGGTGAAGATTGTTCGTTGGGTTTATTGATTTGAGATTGTGCTCTAGCTCGATATTGTTGAGCTACAAGAGTCTCAGCTTTTACGCTTGCGAGGGTATCTTGTGCGGCAATCTCTTCATCGATGTTGCCATTTTCTTTAGCAATCTTCAAAGCTGATAGGGCTTGTTTTTCTTGACTCTCGAGTTTATCAATATAATTGGTAATTGCACTTAACTCATTATCTTTATTTTTAGATTCGAATTTTTGTGCTTGAGAATGCCATGAAGCTTTATCTTGCTCTGCAGTTTTTAACTTTTCTTCAAGTTCCTTCTTCTGTGCAACAAGACGCTTTATCCGTTTTTCAGCGCGCTTGCCAAATACTTTTTTAGAATCATCAGTATCTTCTTCTTCAGTTTCCGAGTCAGTGTCAGTAGATTCATCAGATTGCTCTTCCTCTACTTCTATGTCCTCGTCAACTACAGATTCGATCCCTGTGACTGGAGCCTCTGTATTAATCGGCTCTTCAGGAGTATCTCCTTCATTTTCAGATAAGTCTATTATAACCTCATCGGCTTCTTCAACTGTATCTTCTATTCTTTCGTCTATCATATCAGACCTTCCTTGGGTGCGACCCACGTTTAACGCTATCTACTATTTATTAGTATGCTGTAATTTTACAACATATTACCTAATAATGCAAGGGTTAATTTTATTTTAATGAAATTTTGTTAGGATCTCCGACAAGTCCAATTACTTCATCATCATTAATGATTGTATAATCTTCGCCATCGTATCTAAGTTTACTACCAACATACTTGCCAGTAAGCACCCAGTCTCCTATACTACACCATTTTTGAGACTTATCCTCATAACAATCAGGACCCATAGCTACAACTTGTGATATGTTAGTAGCTAGTTTCTGGTGATGTTTAGTTTCGTCAACTAATATAATGCCCCCTGCTGTCTTCTCCTGCAGTTCTCTAGGCTTAAGTAATATCCTAAAACCTGCTGGAACTGGTAAATCGTTTTTCTTTTTTGTCATGTTACTCTCCTGTTTCTTGTTTAATCATCTTCACATACTCTTGATGGAAGCGGTCTTTCATATCAGCCAGTGTTTGTCCAACACCAACTAAGTATCTATAAGTGGCAAAGTCTTCTGCAGCTCCGCCAACTATTTGCTGTTGGTTTACTTCGATAGCTTCAGTTAAAACTTTATCAATTTTTTCTTTAAATGTACTTGCGTTCATATATTCTCCTGTAAGGGGGGCAAGTTAGAGTTATTTTATTTTAATTGTCTTGGGTTTTTTCTCTTCTGGTACAATCTTTTCTAGTTGTATGGTTAACATACCGTTAATAAGTTCTGCACCATTTACAACCACATCATCAGCAAGGCAAAAGCTACGAGTAAAAGCACGTTGAGATATACCTTTATGTGTAAGCTCTTTAGCTTTCTCTTTATTTTTTGTAATGACTCTGTCATGAATTGATTTGATGGTTAAAGAATTATCAGCATAAGATATATCAATGTCTTTTTTATCAAAGCCAGCTAATGCCAACTCAATTGAATATTTAAAGTCATCTATCTTTCTGATATTATAAGGTGGGTAACTCGGAGCATCCATTTGTATGGCTGTGAGTTTATCCAAGAAAGAATCGAAACCAACCGTAAACGGTCTATATGGTTCCCAATTCATCAAGTTAAGTGTTTTGATCATAATAATTTCCTTTCAAGCAAAATTAAATTTAGACCCCATTTGGCGATCTACTTAATTATACATAAATTATTCTATATTGTCAAGTGAGTCTGGATCAAGTATTTTAGGTTGTATATCTTTACATTTCTCACGTACTGTTGCAAATTGTTCACCTAATTCAAGATTTTTGTAACGACCACATAGCTTCAGTAATTCTAACTCTATACGTAAAGCATTAAGTTCTTTAGCATGTTTTTTAAATTGTTTGTTACAAGTAGAGCCTAGATCAAACCTAAAACGTATACCACCACGCCATTCATCAGATACATTTGGACCATTAGGGTAAAAGAAAGTAGTGACCTCATTATCATTATTGGTAAAGTAAGTACCATTATGGCTTTCGCTATCTCTTAGAGAATAATCGAAATAAGGCTCAATACTACCGGTACTGCAATGACCAACACCATTGTTGAGATACTCATTGGCGGCTTGTGATTGGCTTGCTGATAATAGGTATCCAGCGATAAGTAGTAAGCCAATAACATAAATTTTAATTTCTTTCATTACCACCCTCCATTAAGCTGTCGAGTAAGTTCCTTAATATCATAAGAGTTTTGTCTAACTGTGTCTGCAGTTTTGTATGAGCTATCTCTACTAGCGTCAACAAACGCAGAAGCTTCTGCTAACTCAGTAGCCATACGTGTCATTTCTCTAGTAAAGTCTTCTTTGGTTCTAGTCATTTCTTGATCCCAATAACTTAGATCTTTACGTATTAATTCAATATCTTTAGTAGCTCTTTCAATAGATTGGATAGTACTATTAAAGGTTGTTATTGCGTAGTATAGTGAGGATAGTATAGCTGCAACTACAGGTATATATACAAAGTATTTTTTTATATCATCTATTTGCATGATAAGTTCTCCAAGATTATTTGGCTATTATAAATCTATTGCTTATTTTTGTCAAGGATCTGAAAGTATTTCTCCTGGTAATCATTAAGATCTGTAAAGTTTTTTATGCGTTCATCATTATTGCATAAATTTTTATATATAGTTTTATCACTTAACCATTCTCTACCAGTCCAGAATTCAAAGCCATCATACTTAGATTTGTACATGCTGCTATTTTCGTAAGCATATGATAGATAATATTTATTATACCCATTATCTAAAGCCCATTTTATTTCATAGAGTGTAGCAAATGAACCCATGCCCAGTTTAGGATCTTCGTAGTCCCAAGCAAATTGGCCAGTAACTAAATGTTTGTTGAATGTAATAAGCTCGGTAAAAGCTATGGGTTTATCATCTTGATAGTATACAAAGTATTTCCAATCAATTGGATCATCACGATAGAACTCTTCACTCTCAGCTTCGTTATTAGTTTCATGAAAGTTTTTATATCTAATATATTTTCTGTAGATAATAGCTAGAGTATCTTCTAACTCATCGGTTAGTTCATCGAAGATTTTTACAGTTATATCTTTACGTTTTAATTTGTATCTTTTGTTTTTATTAAACTTAAATTTAGTTAAATCTAATCGTGCCCCTCTGGCATTAATCCAGGTCTGTCCATCTAGCT